CAAGCACCTCAGCAAGCGGACTATTTAAAAAACACGCAAAGCGATACCTTTGGTGAAGCGGCGCGAGAAATTTGGGTCCAAATTAGTGCGATAAATAAGGAAAATTGGAGTTAAGACAGAGGAAACGGAATTTTATAGATTGAAAGGCTGAATGTCGTATCCAATTTTGCATTCAGCCTCCCGATCATTAATCTAGAGGAAAGTTGGCAATCAACAACTCAGATCGTTGAGAACGTCCAACACCAGAGGCCCCAACCGTATAGGTTGTCTTAAGCTGAACCATAGGCAGGCCAGCAAATACCTTCCGCATTTCTGGGATATCGTTGACGCTCACCAGCGCCTTACCGCTCATCGATCTAAGGCCATCAGCCATTAGAGAGTACTGAGGCAACCCAAAGTCAACACCATAGCCCTCAGTGCCAAAATAAGGCGGGTCACAGTAAAACAAGGTGTGCTTACGGTCATAGCGTGCCATGCACTCCTGCCAGTCCAAGTGCTCAATGAACACTTGATGAAGGCGTAAATGAACCGCACTTAGATCCTCTTCAAGCCTCAAAAGATTGAGGCGGGCCTTTCCTGTAGTGCCTGTGCCGAACGTTTGGCTGTCAACCTTGCCTCCAAAACCCATTTTCATCAGAAAAAAGAAGCGGGCTGCACGCTGAATATCAGTCAGCGTATCAGTGTGAGCATCTTTGAGCCATGTATAAATCTGTCGACTGGCCAAAGCCCATCGAAATTGACGCATGAACTCATCGAGATGGTGCTGCACCACACGGTAGAGGCATACCAAGTCACTGTGCACATCGTTAATAACCTCGGATTTACTCGGCTCTTTGAGGAAAAGCAAGGCAGCAGCGCCACAGAATGGCTCTACGTAGCACGTGTGCTCAGGAAATCGAGGCAAGATATCCTTGGCTAAGCGGCGTTTACCACCAATCCAAGGAATAAGTGGCATGGCTTTAGGTTGAGATATTTGATACGTCATGTGAAGCTCCATCAGGTTGATTGGACGCTCCAAGGCGCTCTGGTTTGGGGTGCTCGACCCTCAATAAGTTAAGTGTGTTGCAGCGGGAGCATTTAATCTCCAGAACTGCATAAAAACTGGCCTTAGCCAAAAGTTTGCGGCAAGAGCCGCAACGTAAAGTTTCCATAAGGGGCATCTAACAAAATGGTCCCGCCTGAGCTCAGGTGGCAGGGCCTTGGTTGATGCCGTCCAACTACGGCGGAGACGGGTGCTTGGTGTGTTGGAGCACAACAGGCACTCGCCCTGTCTTTTTACACGCTAAAAAACGACCGACGGAATAGTCCCCAAACCGCACGGAAATTGGAAATGTTGTCTCTCGTCAAGACAAGTTCATTACCATTTGAAAATTCGAATCGAGTAGGCGTAAACGACGTAGGAGAACTAGCATAGTCAACCCACAAAGCTAGAAGCCCAGCTTGATCGTCTTTAGTGGCGCTGCACATCACACCATCAAAAATGACGCCAGTCATTTTTTTTGTATGTTCATCAGCCTTAGCGCGGGAAGTCAATATTGCCGCCACGTCATCCACTGGTCGCGCAGAGATTGACCATGTTTGTGTCCATACGCCATCAATCAATACCGGACGCCCCTCAACAGGAAAGTGAGTTGAAGCTTCATGGGGTGGAGGCTCTACTTCAGACAATCGCTGATAGCCCATTCCATCAATATCTTCAAATGACAATGGTGTTGGAAAAGAGGTATGCGGATGAGCAGCACGAATTGCCAGCTCATCCAATACGGCACCTGTTGATACTTTAATGAACTTCATATTGACCTCAAAAAATTCTGTAGAAATACCCGCCATTTACAACTAAAAAGAGACTCATGCCGTTTGAACTGGACGCCATTGAGCAACCAGATCCCGGCTCAAATACCCTCCAACGACTCCAGTTCGCTCCACCATTAACACTTCTGTAAATATCGCCTCCCTCAGTACATCCAGCCAACTCTTTTCCATTGGCGCTAATAGTCAAGGCTGCTAAACCTAAAGTTGGGAAGACTCGATTTGCCCATGCTGATCCGCCATCGCTGCTTGTGTAGAACGAACTAGAACCAGAACTGCCCACAGCTAAATTAAGTCCATCCGCACTAGCGGCCAATATCTCGCCAGCAAAAAGCTGCTTAGCCCACGAAACTCCGCCATTAGAGCTAACGTATACGACCCTTACGTTTGGGTCATTTTGGCTGTAGCCAACCGCAATTAATTTGAGACCATTGCTGCTAATTTTTATGTTTTTCCATCTGCATACTGGACCACTTGATCTCTCCACCCAAGTGGATCCACCATCTGTGCTGGTATGGATATAACCAGAAGAAACACATGCCGCCAAATTCATTCCACCTGAACTAATTGCTACGGGGCCCCAATCCCTAAAACCCGCAGGAGCATTTGCAAACCATGTCAACCCACTATCTATGCTCGTGTAGAGATAGCCAATGCTTGATGCGATTAATTTAAATCCATCCGAACTGCTACCGATGCAAACCCAAGATCTATAAGGATCAGGGGGTTGAAACCAACTAGTCCCGCCTTCATGACTGATGAATAGCCCCCCACCGTTTACACATATTGCCAAACGATCACCCTTAGAGTTGCTAGTGATAGATGGCCAATTATTTGTCCCTAACAAAGAAGAGCGAATCACTTTTGCAAGCGGTACACGAGCAGATGAAGAACATGAAATTCCTGATGGATTCATTACTTAGCCCGGAAAATTCGGCAACGGTTTAGCTAGCCAAGTAGTGCCGCCATTAGTCGTTGAAAACACAAACTCATGCACCTTGCCCGTAGAGAGATAGGGAGGCGAATCTTCAAGCCATCGCACTGTAATTGGCCAACCTATGGCACCGGACACATGATTGATACAAAGCGTAAACGAATAAGCGCTACCCGAAGCTGGTGGGTTGAGAAATGCAAATTGAATTGCACCGTTGACAGTTTTAGTGAAATAAACACCCAGTGAGCAATCAATGTCGGTACCAGGAATGACATTTACCTTCGTCCAATAGTTGGAGCTGGACGTGATCGAATCCATCACGCCATTAACCCAAGCGATGAATGTATTAAGCTCTGAAATTACATTTGTCCACCATGTCAAAAAAACATCTGCCCGTGATGCAAACGTAGATGGGTCGCTGCGCTGCGGTGCAGCGGCTGCGGGTGTTAAATTCGGTGCGGTCATGCTGCCATTCCTTTTACCTCGACGGTGAAATATCTTTTAGTTTTAGTGGACAAATCTCCACGAACCTTGCCCAGAATTCCAAATATGACTGTGAAGTCATCATCCTCAACACCAGTCCACAGTGTTGGAATACCGCGTACAGCGGCCAAGTCATTGAACGTTCCATTGGCAGCTGCGCGATCGACCTCGCATTGGAAGCTGCCATTACTGGCAAATGTGCGACGCGTCAGCGTCCAAGAGCCAAATTCATCAGCCACGGCTTTGGAGTAGTCGACCAAGTCCTTGCTGCCACCCAAGCGGGTAATCCCTATGGTCTTGGTGTAGCCCGCCACACAAAAACCAACAGCCACTCTTGAGCCTGTGAGTGTGATGCGCAGCAATTCGCCTGAAGCAGGTGGAAAATTAAAAACAGCAGATGTATCTCTGCTATCTGGCTTAAAGAAGTAGTCATACCAGTCAGAAATGACCACTGAATTCAGGGAAATGATTTCTGTGTGTGAAACCGTACCGCTTGATACCACCTCAAGCTTTGCGGTGTCTGCGTAAAGATTAATGAGCGCCAATGAGTCGCACACATCCACTTGCGATGTGAAGATCTCAAACACCAATCCACCAGTGCCAATGGTTTGTGTAGACACCTGGGTGTCAAACATGGCCATTTTGTTGATGGCGCGCACGTCTTGCCACCAAGCTGCATCAGTCACAGGATGGTTGAGGTTGCTTGATTGAAGGCTCTTATAAATTCTGTCGCTGCCGCGAGCCTCTACACCCGCCGTATACGTGGTTGTAGCAGCCCAAGCAGCTACCGAGTCGGCGTCTGCCGTGCTGCTATTGAGCTTTGCCGATGTGATATTGATTGGGTTGATGTATTTCATACCCTCGTCTCCGGCAAGCCATCTGCTTCCCACTGAACCAGCATGTCTTTTTGGTTCTTGATATCGTCAGCCATGCCGCCCATACGGCTTTGCATAGCCAGCATCACATCAAACAAGCGCTCGCCGCTGTCTTGCGTTGCCGATACCGTAGCAGCGGACCCAGTGCGCACGTCTGCTGCAATTTGCTGCAGCCAGGCTTTGACGTCACCGCTCATGTCTACCGGTGGAAAAATGGCTTGCACACCCAAGTCACCATTGGACATACGCTCAAGTGGTAAAACCCCTTCCGGTCCAGCTTCACCAATCGCCGCCATCGAGCCAGAAAAGTTAAATGCGGTTGGCTTGGAGTAAACGCCTTGACCAGTAAAGACATCTCCTTGCGCAAAACCAAACACCTTGCCAATGCTTTTGACGACGGAGGTTGCGCCGCCAATCACGGTGCCGAGCAAACCGCCGCCACTGCCACCGCTGGCATTGACAACTGCGCTGGACGGCTGCTTTTCAATGCGAGCCAAGGAGTCGGCAGTAGCCTTTGTGTTGGCAATGATGCCTGCCAAGTAGTCAAGCTGATGCGCCGTGTTGGCCGCAATTGCCACCATGGTCTGATCATTCATCGCAGCCGTGGTTTGCGCCCCTGCAGTTGCAGCTTGACCGGTGGCCGACGTAGTTTGGACAGTTGCAGCAGTGGCAATTGCTGTGGCACTTGATGCATCCGAAATTGCTGCCAGCTTGTCCAGCATCTGCTGGTCGTAGTCTTTGACAGCAGTTAGGCCACTCATCTCGGCCTTGACCTGTGCCACCACAGCGTCGTACTGCTGAGACGACGTAGCGTTGGCCTTTGATGCAGTCAAATAAGAATCTGCCTTACTCGTGATGCTGTCGAGTGACGTTTGGTCACCCGCACGCGCTAGGCTCAGCGTTTGGACGTAATTGGCACGCTTGGTGGCCAAGTTTTCAAGCGGGTTGCCCGTGTTGGCATCCAAGCCATCCAGCCAATTGCGAATGCTCTGGCCGCTCTTGCGCTGTGCATCTGCAGCATCTTGGGTGGCTTGAGCTGCGTCTTTCTGCGCCGTCACCAGCTCATTAAAAGAGTCACTCAGACTCAGCAATGTGCCCAGCTGTTTTTGGCCAGCCGATGTTGTTGCATCTACAGATCGCACCATGTTTTTAAAAGCATCTGCGCTGGCTGGCAGTGCCACGCCCACGCGAGCAAACTTGTCGGCTACCTGTGCTTGCACGACCGCAGACCGCTCCGCCGCCGTCATAAAGTTGTCTTGGAACGACTTCATGCCTGATGACAGCGCATCAGCTCCGCCAGCACCAACCAAGGTGGATGTAGTGACTACGTCGCCACTCAAACCAAAGCTGATCAAAGCCGAACGCACGTCCACCAGCTGCGTGTAGGCATCGGCAATGTCTTTGGCAGACCCAGAGAGCACATCCACGATACCGGCAATGCCTTTGGTCCCGTAAACAGCTTCAGACGCAGATACTGATTGACGAGTAGCCTCAGCCGCCACATCGCCTGTTTTATTGGTGACTGTTTGCAACGCAACCAGATGAACACCCAAGCGGTCTGTGATGGCACCAGCTTGCTCCATGCCAGAGCCGACTCGGACGACTGTCTCTAAATAGCCTTCGCCGCTCTTTTGGAATGCATCAAGACCAGGGGCTAGGACGCTAGCCATGCGGTCGCCCAGCTTGCTAAACACAGCGCTTAAAGTAGTGTTGATCTCCTCGGCGCTTTTGCCCAGCAGGTCCACTTTGCCAAAGCCTGTGTCCATCGCCAAGATGCGATTGATTGACTCAGGTGAGGTCACATAACCCAGCTGGCCAGCAGCCACTTGTGTGGCGTCGACCATTTGGCCAAGTGCCCGCGTGAAGCCGCTGGCCACACCTGCATCCACACCAAATGTGGAAGAGCTGTAGTTCACACCACTGCCACCACCAATGCCCAAAAACCCAGACTTGCTCCACTCGTTTTTGATCGTCTGGAAACCCTCGACCATCACGCCATTCATAGCATCTTTGACCGATTGATCGGCAAACAGCAGCCCTCGATTAGCCAATGTCGTGCTTGATGATGAGCCGCCCAAGAGTCCTAAAAATCCCTTTTTGCTGCTTTTTGACTCTTGAAAATCAGAGCCAAATGCATTGAATCCACCCGCAATCAGTGCGCTGGTGGAGCCGCCAAGTGTGGTGTCAATCGACTCAAGCAAAGTCACCATCTTGGCGCTGTATGTCAGCTCAGGCTTGGCTACATCACGCAAGTACTCCAAGCTCTTGCGCATCGACTCACTGGCGGTATTACTACCAAAACCCGTGCCTGAGCCATCGTTATTTTTCATGCTTGCGATGCCGTCGTACGTGGTGCCACCGCCGCCGCCTCGGCTAACCGCAAAGCCAAGTGCCAACATCATGGCAGCCATGGCTGCCATGCGAGGGAAAGCAGTGTAGGGGTCGCCCTTGGCCTGATTGGCCACACCCGCAGCAGCAGCAGCGTTACCTTCTATGGCCGCTGATCCAGCTCGCTCAGTAGAGGCCATCACGCTAGCACCTGTCATGGTCTCTTCACCCATCACCCAAGCCGCCACTTTCTGGCCAATTGCCGCAACGTCTTTGGCCATCACCATAGCGCTTTGTGCAAGTTGATACGTGCGCAACCCCACCTCCACTGCCTGCAATGTCTTGTAGCCAGTGGTTGCCTGACCGAAATATTGTTTCGCGGAGCCCGCCATGCTGGCGTAAGCAGCCACCTGTGTAGCCTGCGTCTTTTTGATCAACGCCTGCTCATTTGTAGCTGCCGTCTTGATGTTTTCTGGATCGCCGCTGGCACGCAGCTCGGCAATCACTGCCATCTCTTTGCTGACGTTCTTACTCGATGCAGCAAGGACACCCATTGCATCCACCATGCGGGCTAAGCCATCGCCCGCTGTGGCAAAGGTCTCGCGCAAACCCGTGCCCCATTGCTTGAATGGGTCCTCGGTGGCACCGCCACCCAAGCGCTTAGCTTGGTCCAGACCGGCTTGCGCAATGTCTTTTTGACGTGATGCGTTGGCTACGCCGTCTTGGGCTGCAGCTAATGCATTGAGCTCGGTGATAGTTTGGTCAAGAGCAGCTCGTTGCTGTTGATTTAGGCCAAGCGCATCAGCATCAGCTTTGGCCGCCATCACAGTGGCCAGTCCTACCTTGATACGTGCAGCCTCTTGCTGAGCAAGTAATGTATTGACAGATTCAATCACCATACCCTGCTGCTGGAGAGCCGCAGCTTGCAGGTGGATGGCGTGGGTCTCATTCTCAAGTGTCTCTTGTGCTTGACCCTTAGTTTTGAGATATGCATCAAACGCTGCCTTTTGTTGCCAGCGAAGCTGCGCTACTTCGCGCTCCGCAGTTTGTAGCGTGGCGCTGGCTTGTGCTTCAAGCTCTGTGGCTTGCAGCATGGCACGAGAACTGGCCACGCGATCAGCACCACGGCCAGCCTCTTCACGCGACGCTTGCGCTTTACGGCTAAGTGCTGCAGCCTCAATTTGTGCGCGTTGCGTGATCGCATCTTCTTCTAACATTTCAGACCGAGCCACACGGTCTTTGATGCTGTCGAGCAGCTTTTTATCGGTGAGATCACCGAGTGCAATACGGTGCTGCGCAGTAGCTCCAGCAATTGCACGCTCGGCATCAGCTTGCTCGTTGGCACGCCGATTAGCCTCAGCTGTTTCAGCCTCTTGTGCTGCTGCACGCTTTTCTAGACGCTGGGTTTCTTTGAGCGCCTCCAAATCAATCTTGTCTTGGCGAGTCAATGCAGGCGAGAAGTTTTTGATCCTTTTTTCGAGACGATCAATTTGCTGCTCCAGCGTATCGTCGCGGCCAATGGACTTCATCCAGTCCCATACACCCTTTAGGCCGCTAGCCGTAGCCATCCAAGCCCTATCGATGTACCCAAGGTTTTTTTGCAACGCATCAGCTTGGCGGCTATTTTCTGACTCTAGCTGCTTAAGCACTAGGGCTACAGCCTGTGCGTTTTGCCCGGCACGCATATAAGCTTGTGCTTGCTCATACACAGCCTGAGTTACACGACCAGTTTCATCACTCAGCTTACGCAGTCCACTGATGGGGTCTGCGCTTATTTGTTGGATGCGCTTGGTCGTAGCTTCAATGCTCGCGCCGCCCACTTTGTCAAGCATGATGGCGCTCTTAGCTAAACCCTCAATGTCATTGCCAGCACGGGCAGCGCCTGCACCAATCATTCCGGCCAGCACTTCTACCGCCTGGCCCTGAGTGCCGACAACAGAGGAAATACTGCGAGCGGTGTCAACCAGCTGGCCAGCCGTTTTTCCAGCCTGTCCACCCGACTCGACCAATGCAAGAGTGAGCGTTTGTTGTTCTTGCGCCCCCTGGTACGCAGCCACACCCAAAGCAGCTACTGACGCGAGTGCAACATTGAGCGGCGTCACCATACCCATAGCGGCGCTACCCAATGCACGCGCGGCTGGCACAACTCCACCAAACATGTCTTTCAGCTGACCACCTTGCTGCAGGAGCACAGTGAGTGGTGCTTGGCCGCCCTGCAACGATGTGACGATGTCAGTGATTTGCGCGGGCACACCGCGCATTGCAGCATTTAACTGCTTTTGCGACATCGCTAGTTTTTCAGTTTGTGCCGCTGCTTGACCCAGTGGTACGGCAGCGCCTGCGCCGCTTGCCGCTACGCCATCGATGTCGCTCTTGATTTTTGGAAGTGCGGAGGATGCGTTGCCACCGTCCACTCGCACCTTGATGAGCATCTCGTTACTCATCTCGCACACCTTTTACTTGGGTGGTTTTTTGTTCCGTTTTTTGGCCCATGCCGCCAAAAACTCGCGCTCCAGCATTTGCACCTTGAAAAATGTTTTTCGCCTGAGCGAAGCTTCCGAAAAGGTGACGCCCAGCATGTCCAGCACGGCCGGTAGTACTGCGTAGTCCAAGCCTGTTGCCCCGGCCATTCCCACTCGCCATTGCGTTTGCATGGCGATAAACACCCGCATCGCAGTGGCATTGCATGGCCATAGCTCGGGAGGTCGGTTGGGATGTGGGTAAAAACATTCGATTTGATCGGTAATTGGCTGTGCGGCGACGTCTGCATCGCTTGCGCCACTGGCATCGTGACCCTCGTCTCGATATGGCTTTGGTGTGATACCTTGGGCCTCTAGCTCTTTAAGCTCGTCAGCGAGCGATAAAGAATTGGCTCTTGGCACCACACCGCTGGCCAGCCAGCGGGCGCAGGTAATTAGTTTCCCTGCTCGACTCCAAATTGAGCATTGACCCAAGTTGCAGCAATAGCAGGCTTAGCCGCCATGAAATTGGTGCAAAGCTCAGAGAGTGCAGCTTGGCTGTATGGCAAATTAGCCCCGCTGTTGTCTTGCACATCAGCCCAGCCGATCAACACGGTATCGATAATGAGTTGGTCACCATCACCACCCTCGGCCGTCTTTGCTTTGGCTTGCGCCATGAGCGAGTCGTAGGCAGTTTTGTTGAGAAATTTAAATTGAGCATCAAAGCTCATTTTTTCCATAATGCCGCTCTCGCCTGGGGCGCGGAAATTTACTTTAGTTTCGAATGTGGGGTTCGCTGAAATCTTCATGTGGGCTCCAATTGGTTGTTTCAATAGTTGCGGTCTCTGCCAGCTGTCACGCTCTTTTCCCAAAGGGGCCGCGTTTACCCCTCCCAGCAAAGGATTGATCAGGTCAAGACCAAGCTGAATTCATCATTTGTGGCACTGCTTGCTTCCAAATCAAAGTCCAGCTTGTAGCCAAGCAGACCGTCTAACTCGACGGTGTTGTAGTTGGTCACACGACCACGGGTGTTGAGCGTGGCCACCTTGCCTGCACCTACGCCGTGGATAAAGGAGCCGCTGACCACAGTCGCATTGGTGATGAGCGAATCTGGGTCGAGCACAGAACGCGCCGGTGCAAGCATTTGCAATTCACTGGTGGGTGCACGGTCATCGATCAATACCTCGCTCTGAGGACCTGGGTATTCAATAGCCTTGATGGACTGTGCGACGTTGACCGAGAAGTCTTTGAATGCCACTGGCACTGCAGTTCCAGCATTGATGCTGCCCATCGAGTAACGACGGTCGACCATTTGCTCAACTGTCCAGCCTGTTTTGTCAGGCGTTGGCAGTGCGGCTCCACCCGTATTGGCCACAGGCGCGTTGTAGTGGCCGGTGAACTCGTAACTCATCAAAGGAATGCCGTTAGCTGACAGCTTGAAGGTCACGGTGCCACGAGCACCCGTAATCAGCCATTTGTCTTGCCCATTGGCAAAAGCAAACGTTAGAGATTTTTCAGAGCCTGACACCAAGTTGTAGGTGACGCTTGTTGTGGCCACCACAGTCTCAGCAAAGCCAGAACCCAGTAAAAGGCTGCCCCACTTAGGTGCAACACCTTTGGAGCCGCTAGGTGCGATGGCTACGTCAAACGTGAGTTTGACGCTAGGCACAGAGTTGAGTCGCGCCATGCGGCCCTTGCCCTGAAAATCAATATTGCGATCGACCTGACTGGCTTGGTACGGAGTGAAGGACACATTACGACCCTCGATCCAATCCGTTGCAACCAAAGTAGCTACTGTGTCATAGGTCGTTTCGGCCTTTGCAAAAAGCGTTTTAGATTTCCAAAACGCCGGTGCGACGAGAATGTTTGCCATTGAGAGCTCCTTTATTGCTCATCAGAGAGCACGCGCTCTCCGGTTTTTTGATCGATCACATATCGGCCACCTTGGCCCCAATTTGCGCTGTGCGCAAAATGTGCGGGAGCTTCGGGCTGCTGCTGTGATACGGTGGTTTGCTCGGTCGATGTGTCGACAACATCATCAGTCGAGACCTCATCCGTAGAGGTGGGTATTTGTTTAGGCGGCATTTTTTAAGCTCCTGCTCCTATTGCGATGTACTCGGTGGCAAAGGTATCCAGCCACCACAAAACAGGGCCAGCGGCCATCAACTGGCCGCGCCTGCACTCAATGGCCGTGAGGCCGCTGTCGTCGCTGCCAGGTGCCCATCCAAGCAACGCTCGACGCACAAACTCACGAGGAGCTCGCAAAACGCTTTGTTGGTCACCACGCGCCAAATCGGGTACAGCCAGCAACACACCAAACTCCACCAGCACCATGTGACTCACTTGCGCAGCACCTGTGGCGTTGCGGCCAAAGGATTCGCCCAAGTCAATCAGCAAGGCGCGAGGTGCTTGCACAGCCTCTTGCATGGCCAGCTCCACATTGCCGGTGATGCGGACATCACGTAGAGGATTGCCATCCAAAGACAGCAGCCGAGTTCGTACTGTGGTGAGGTCTAGCATTACCAGCCCCCACTGCGGCCAAACACGCTACCCGCGCTTTGCATCACCGCGTCATTGCCACCACCCGCTGGAGTGGGGGCAAGCGATGGCGCAAAGAGGGGGAGCGTGCCGCTGGCCACCTTTTCGAAAAAGCTCACAGCCGCCTTGCGGTCGGCCATGGCTTTGTCGTCAGGTTGTGCACCCATCAAGTGGTAGCGAGCAAGGCAAATCACGTGTGTGCGTACCGTGCTTGGCACTGTGGCTAGTGGCAACGCATAACGCCCCACCATGTAGCCGTCCACCTCGCCAGTGGCCGTCTCTAAAGCGCGTTGAAGACGCTCTGTGACGACTTGACCTGCAGCAACTTGGTCAATGTCTGTCAAGGCACGCATTTGCGGCTCTCCAAACATGGTGACCATGTCATCAGGCGTGGCATAGGTGTGGGCATTCATGGTGGTTTGGCTCTACTTTTACAGGTCGACGACGATGGTCAGTGGGCAGCTGCGCAACTGCGCCAACTCCTCATTACTCAAGTCTTTAAGTAGCACGTCAACGGCCTGCGCAGTCCACACACGGCCAGCACGGCGGTGTGATCCACCTGGCGACTTGCTGCACACACGAATGTGTGTGCCCGTGCCCTCATTGCCAGACTTAGCGGGCGCAGCAGCGGCTTGAAGCTTTTCAGTAGCTTCAGCCAAGCGGGTGAAAAGATCGTCACGCTCAGCAATCACCTCAGCTAAATCGTGAGAGATGTTTAGGTTTTCGGCGATCAGTTCATCTACTTTTGCTTGCAACTGCGCCACGCTGTTGGCTTGACCGTCTTGAACTTCGGTCGCCTGAGCCTCGTTCGGCGTGGGCTTTTGCAAATTACCTTTTGGCGCTTGGCCATTTTGTTTGTTGCTCATATCTGTCTACTCCTAGATGTACAGGTTTGAAGGGTTACAGGCCGGGGATAGACACGACTTCTGCGCTGCCAGCCCAAGGGTTGGTTTCGCCGCCATTGACCAAAGCGCTACGCGTGATGTTGAGCGCAGCTGCTTTGAGGTTAGGGCTGCAAATCAGCAGATCAGGAGCTGAACCAATGACCGAGCCCTTTGGCGATGAGAAGTTTTCCATTGCGGCTACAGAGGCTGCGTAACTGGCAGCGTTGAGTGTTTGGCGGCTGCCGTAAATCGTGTGCCAGAAACCCGCACCGAATCCGTAGCGACCATCCACGCCGTACAAGAACTCATTTCGCATGAACACGTTTTGATCTTTGGGATCAAACAGACTGGTGAACTCAAATTCTTTGCGTTTTTGCACGATGAACGGACGCATGACGCTGGCACGGTTGACCAAGAACCAACGCTCGCCAGAGCCACCAGCCCAGTTGCTTTGGCTGGTGCCATAGAGACCTTCGTGATCGGTGTCGCACAAGAACTGACCATCAGCGCATTTGGTGGTGTCAGCCACCTTGAGCATGTTGACCAACTTGGTGCCCACAAACTTGCCCACCTTGCCTGCCAACAGCTGCACGCTGAGGTTATAGGTGCCGAGCTTGTTGTCTTCAATCGCGGTGCGCTTGACGCCAATGGTCTTCTCGAAATCCAAGTTTGGAATCTCAAATTCTTGGTTGGCCAGCGAATCTACGAATCGGTCACCTACCCATTGACGGATATCGTCAACGTCATTCAGCGTGTTGTAGAGCTCAGCCGCCGATGCGCTAGACGTCTCCAATGCGATCATTGCACCCAGCTTGGCAATCGAGTCGGGCCCCTTCATCAAGTCGGTCATGGCTTTGGCATAGAGCGTGTTGAGTCCCTTTTGCACCACTTGCAAGTTAGCTGATGTGACCATCACGCCCGCACCCGATACGCCCAATGCCACAGCGGCAAATACGGATGGCGAGATTGCCATCAACACCGCAGCAAACGCCACAGCTAAAAATTGAAACGTTTTCTTCATAGCTGAAAAATCCTTTTTACTTGTTAGAGAATTTGGTTTAAGCCGTTGGCATGGCGGGTTCGCCAAGGGCAACCCACACGCCCTCGGCAGTGACGTCCACCACGCGGCCTGCGGCGCTGCGGGTGTTGGTACCGTTGGTTTTGGCAACGGTTTGGTCATCCACCAAGTAGCAGATGCTGTTGATGT